TGTGGTTGGATGTATATGGAACATGAAATTATTCCTTCTCCTCACTTTAGAAGTATGGCACTAATCAGAAAAACAGTACACGAGAAAATATCATACGAAACTAATTTGGGTTTTTGTTCATTTAGAGAAGAAGAATTTTTCAGTTTTAGATCCCTAGTTGAAGGTTTTAAAATTGGTGTAAATACCGGAGCAATTGCTTATCATCTTAACTGCGGTTCGGGCGGCGAACGTACAGCTGAATATCAATCTAGTTTACAATACAATCATCAAAAACTTAATGAATTTACTAAGGAACTATTTAAAAAACATGGCGATTTCATTTCTAAATATAAGGAGCAATTTAAATGAGAGTAGGAATAATGGGACTTGGCTTTGTCGGAGCAGCAATGAAAAGTATACTTGAAACTAAACATCATATTTATTGTTATGATCCAGGAAAATATGATTACAGCAATTCAGCGATATTAAAAAACGCAGAACTTATTTTTTTATGTGTAGGAACTCCAATGAGAGAAGACTCAACAGTAAATATGGATTACATTAATTCAGCACTTAATACTATCAGAGAATTAAACACTAATCCTGCAATATTTATTAAAAGTACCGTTCCACCTGGAACTTGTGAAGAGTTATCTAAAAAATATGGACTATCAGTAGGAAGCAACCCAGAATTTTTAAGAGAAAGATGTGCAGTAAAAGATATGTGGGCAAGTGACAGAATAATAATCGGTGGACCAGAATGGATAAGAGCAAAACTTAAAAGTGCATATTATCCAATATTTGGAGACGATGTAAAATATATAGAACTATCTTCAACAGAATCAGAAATGGTAAAACATACAACTAATGCATTTTTAGCAAGTCAAGTAGGATTTGCTAATGAAGTTTACAATATGTGTAAAGTGTTTGATATTAATTATGACAACATAAAATATGCACTATATCAAGATAAAAGACTAGGCCGACACATAGACGTACCAGGAACAGACGGACAATTAGGATTTGGTGGTCATTGTTTACCTAAAGATCTAAATTCATTAGTAAATCATTCAGTAGAAAAAGGCTACACTCCAAATTTATTTAAAGAATTATTAAAATTTAATAAGGTACAAAGAAAATGATAAATGTAATTGGAACACTAACCGGTAGCTCGGGTTATGCGTCACACTTTAGAGGAGTAGTAAATGAACTAAACAAACTAGAAGATTGTAAAATAATAACAAACTTACCTCAAGGTTTTCAGGGTGTAGTAAATGATGACGAACTAGCAATGATAAAGCGAGAACAAGATTTTGATATTAATTTAATAATAACACATCCACTTTATTGGAAGTCTAATTTATCTGCTAAACGAAACTTTGTATATTTAGTATGGGAAGGTGATTTAATACCCAAGTGGATGCTTGAGGAATGTTTAAATCACAAAATAGAAAAAATAATAGTACCATCTGAACACACAAAGAAAGCAATATTGAATACTCTTGAAGAAGAACAAAAAGAAATTGGTATTAAGGAAGGAGAAAATGTAGAAAATATAAGTCATACATCAATAAAGAAGAAATTAGTAGTAATACCACATGGATATAACCCGGAAGATTTCTATAGTCAGCAACCTAAAGTAACAGCCCGTCAAGGTGGGGGAGAAACAAGTCCTTTGAAAGAAGTAGTCAAGCCATCGGAGCAGACGGCAGATGGATCTTTTGGCATAGATTCACAAAATTCCCCTGCTGATAATACTCATCGAGCTATGAAGGAGACCGCCAGTGGATTAAACTCGAGTATCGAAGCTGGGCATCGATCTAACGATTCCTCTCCTGAGCTTGGTGAGAAATATTCTTTTAAATTCCTAGCAAATAAAGGATTCAGAAACATAGAAGATAGAGGAGGAATACAATATCTTATTAAAGCATATTTAAGTGAATTCAAACCAGAAGAAAATGTAGAACTAGTATTAAAAGTAAATCCAGCATACGGAATACCAAATTTACTTGAACTATTTCCGGAACTAAACAGCAAACATCCAAAGATAACATACATACCAGAAAATTATACAACCAAACAACTAAATGAATTATATAATGAATGTGATGTATTTGTTTCTCCAACAAGAGCAGAGGCATTTAATTTACCATGCCTTGAAGCACTTGCATGTGGTAAACCTGTAATAACTACAAACTACGGCGGCCAAACTGATTTTATTGATAATGAAGTAGGTGCATTGATTGATTATAAATTAACAGAAATAACTCACGAAGTAGAATATGAAGGAATAAACTGGGCAACTCCAAATCACGAACAATTAAAAAAAGAATTAAGAAGAATATATACAAATGGAATTTATGGATTCAAAGAGAATTGTATCAAACGTGCATCTAAATACACCTGGAAAAACACAGCAAAACAAATATATATATTAATAAGCCAACATTTAAATACTATAATTAATTAATTAATGTATGACAAGAAAACTAAATAATCAAATGGACAAAATAGTCCAACGAAGCATAGGATTTAACTTAAGGCAATTATTATTCTTCGCAGTACACCCAGACTTTAAACCAGACCTATATTGTAGAAAAGTAGTAGACGACCAAATAAGTCTAATAGACTCAAAATACCTAAAAAATGAATAAACTACAAAAAGAATTAAGAAACGCAGAAATAATAAATAAAGCAGTAGAAGAATACAAACGTATAGAAAATGAAAAGAAATTTAACAAAACAAGAAAGTAAATTATGCCGTGAAGGTATAAATTTAAGAAAGAAGAAAATAGCAGAACTAACTCAAGAAGAAAGATACTTCGAAGAATTTAACGCTTTCAATGATAAGTGGGCAAAATACCTTGAAGACAAAGAACTAAAAGCCAAAGACCGTAAAAAGTTAGTAATAAAAGAAACCCTAAACCAATTAAAAGAACAAATAGCTTTCGAAAAGAAATCAATGCATACAGAACAAACTCAATTAAAAGACGGCGTAGAAGTAAAAGAAATGCCAGGTGTAGAATGAACGAGTGGTTTGGTATATCAGTAATGTTATTTATATTAGCTTTTGGTTTTGCAGCAGTAAGTCTTCATTATAGAAATAAATATGAAATTAATAAACTAAATTAGGAGGAAAAAATGGATATAACAAGAAACATGACCAATTCAGAGCTAAACAATCTAACAGTAGACGGAGTTAAAGGAGTAAACTTAAACAAACCAAAACGAAGCAAAAATGCTCGAGAGAAATTCGAAATAGAATTAAACAACGAAGAGGCAATCGCCACAACAAATAATTTACCATTCGCTAGACAAGTAGCACGTGAAGAGTTCAATCAAGCAATAAAATCTCAAGTAGATGCACAATTAAGAGAATACGGATCAATAGAAAAACCAGAAGAATTAAAATTACCAAAGGTAGATTGGGATAAGTATAGTAATTTAAAAAACTTCAAAGTGGTAAAAACTCACGAACGTCCAGACACAAATCTATCTAAACATAATCCAGGACTAGATGTTAAAAGTAAAGTAACTACTTATAAGTTTAAAGGATATGGATTTATTTACAAAGTAATGGAAGACGAACCAGCATCAATTGTAAGAGCAGTAAAAAAACGAGCAATGTTAGACAAACAAATAGCCGGAGAATTAAAATAATTTAACTTGCTCCCAGGTTTAGGGAATCATACTCATGAGAAAATTAAATAAAATAGAAAAAGTAATAGTATTCTTAATTACATTACCAATTATAGCTTTATCATTAACTTTAGCTTTGCCGTTTATATATATAAGTATGATTATTAAGATATATGATGTAATATTCAAAGACATAAAGATAAAGTAACTTAAAAAACTAAAACATGGCAAAGATAACAAAAGGTGGTTTTATTAAAGCTTTAGACGGAAGTATAGGAACAAACAGAGAAATGTCTGTTAGATTAAAAGTTACAGATTCAGCTATTACTCAGTATCTTGACCGTAACCCAGACATGAGAAAATTACTAGACAAACAGAGACTAAAAAATATAGATAAAGCAGAAAACGAAATATTTCAACAACTAGACTTCGAAGATCCAAAGTCAGTATCAAGCGCAGCTAACATAAGACAAAAAGCATCTCAATTTATACTTAAAAACTTAGGTAAAAATCAAGGTTGGGTAGAAAAAACAGAACAATCAGTAGAACACAAAGGCGAACAAATTAAGATAATAATTGAGGAAAAGATTCCAGATGGAGATAAATCTTCAACTAAGTCCTAAGCAGAAACATGCATTTGAAATTCTAAGAGACAAGCAAACTACTGAACTCTTTTTTGGAGGAGGCGCAGGTGGAGGAAAATCTTATCTTGGTTGTATTTGGCTTATATTTAGTTGTTTGGCTTATCCTGGTACTAGATGGCTAATGGGTAGGGCAAGACTGAAAAGTCTCAAAGAGAGTACGTTTCTGTCCTTCCTGGCGGTACTTAAGGATTGGGGTCTAAAGAAAGACACAGACTGGAAGTACAACGCACAAGAACATTTTATTCAATTTCTTAAAACTGGAAGTTCTGTTTATATGAAGGATTTATTTTTATATCCAACTGACCCAGAATTCGATTCACTTGGTAGTACAGAATATACAGGTGCTTTTATGGATGAAGTGTCTGAAATAACAGAAAAAGCTAAAATGATAGTAATGTCTCGACTTAGATATAAGTTAGACGAATATGACTTAATACCAAAGTTACTAATGGCTAGTAACCCAGCAAAGAATTGGGCATATAAAGAATACTGGAGACCTTGGACTGAGGGTAAACTTGAAGACTACAGAGAATTCATCCCTGCATTAGTAGGTGATAATCCTTTTATGAGCAAGTACTATGTTGAAAATTTAAATAAGTTAGACAAAAACTCTAAAGAACGATTACTTTACGGTAATTGGAACTATTCAGATGATCCTAGTATGTTATTTAATTATAATAAAATAATAGACATCTTTACTAATCAATATAACATCCCACATAGAGCAAATAATTATATGTCTTGTGATGTTGCAAGATTTGGTAAAGATAAAACTATAATAGTAGTCTGGCGCGAATATCACATAGAAACAATAGTTAGTTTAGCTAAGAGTTCAATCCCACAAGTAGTAGAAAAACTAAACGAATTAGCAACAAAATATAGAGTACCTCATTCGAATATCATAATAGATGAAGATGGAGTAGGTGGTGGTGTGGTTGATTATATGGAAAATTGTGTTGGTTTTGTCAATAATAGTATACCAATCGAAACAGACTTCACAAAGAAGATTCACAATTACAGAAATTTAAAAACTCAATGTTACTTTAAATTAGCAGAAGTAGTAAATAATGGTAAAATAGGATGTTACAAAGATATTCCACTAGAAGTGAAGGAGGGTATAATTCAAGACCTAGAACAAATAAAAGCCAGAACAGCTACTGGTTCAAATGGTCAGGTATTAAACGAAGGAAAATTAGAAGTAATAAACAAAAAAGAATTACACGATGTATTGGGTCGTTCTACTGATTATTCTGATGCTATGATGATGAGATGTTATTTTGACCTAGATGATTATTACACCCCATACATCGTTTAATTATATGGAGATAACTATATATATTATTATACTCAATTTATATAAGTAGATTATTGTTAGTTAATTTATGGATTTAAAATCAGATACAGGAGTAAGTTGCTATTTGGCAGTAACACCAGACGAAAGAAGTAATATTCTAAATGAAACATTTAAGGGTGAAGTAGATGATACTCAAATAACTTTTCCAAAAGGACTTGGCGCAGAGCATCCATTTGATTTTGACCAAGTAGATAAAATTCTAAATAATGTAGGAGTAGCCGATGCATTGGTAGATAAAATAGTAGACGCAATTGTTGGAGACTTCAAAATATCAATCAAAGATGAAAATGCCAATGCTTTACTTGAGGACTTTGCATATGATACTAAACTTAAGATTAAATTTAGACCATGGATTAAAGAAGCAGTTTCTAAAGGTAATGGTTTTATGGAATTAGATTTCACCGATTTAAAAAATATTGAAAAGTTAAGAGTAATGAAAGCTAACAATATGTACGTCAAACGTAATAAAAAGGGAGTAGTCAAAGAATATAATTATTATAAAGGTGAATTAAAAACTTTTAGTATGAATAAAAAAGCTATTCCATTTAAACCAAATCAAATAGCACATTTAACAATTAACAAACTACCAAACGACCCATACGGAAGAGGATTAGTCTGGTCAAATAGGGTTAGTATTGAAAATTATGCTGGTGATGAAGTAGATAAAAGTAAAATAATTAGTCGTAAAGCTGGTGCACCACTTCATGTTAAATTAGGACAACCAGGACAAAAGGTTAAAAAACAAGATTTGGATGATTTTAAATCAGATTTACAATATATGAATAACTCTGTTGAATATGTTACAGATGCAAACGTAGATATGAGTATTATAGATTTCGCAGGAATAGGAGACAACATAACAAAAGCAGCAGAACATGATTTAGAACAATTAGCATTAGGAATGAAAATACCAATGAGCTTAGTAGGAGTAAGTAACAATCCAGAAGGTATGGCTAAAACAAATGATAAAGAATTTCTTAGATTTATTTCATCAGTTAGAACAATAGTCGAACAAACAGTCGAATCACAGATACTTAGACCATATTTAAGAAGTCAAGGTAAGTTAGATGGTAGAGTAGACTTTACTTGGGATTTACCAGGAGAAGACGAAAAGAACGAACGATTACAAAAAATAATTGATAC